TAATACATACGATTATGTAGAACCAGAGTTTAAGAACGTGATAGCAACAGGTGAATACGCTGCACACTATTGGTTTGAGCAGGGATGGAAGGCTTGTAGACTTGCCTTCTTATTGCACAAACAAGCAGAAGAGGCTGGCAAATTATGACAGATCTAGAAGAGGACACAATCAAGTGTTCACGATGTGAAACACCAACACCAGAATCTGAACTAGCAGAGGTAGGCACTTGGTGGGTATGTGGAATATGTTATGACGACATCTAAGAAGGAATTACAATGACTGACCCAAAGGAATTATTACTCAATGCACTACGTGCAGGTGATGCGAAGCGTTCACGATCTACACAGGTACAGATTGGACCATCAGAGTTAGGTGGCTGTCGTCGTAAGGTCTGGTACAGACTTAACGATCAACCTGAGACTAACGACAATGAGATGAAGCTTGCTGCGATTATGGGTACTGCTATCCACGCTGCAATCGAAGAAGCGTTGGCAGATAATCCAGATGTGCTGATCGAAACCGAAGTTGAATACTTGGGATAATCTTCTTGCCCATAAATTGTGCTGGCTCTTCACCTTTGTATGCAGGTGGCTTCCAGTTGTAGGCAAGGATGTCACCAGGTCTTGTATCACCTGAGATACCAATGAGATACTTGCCCACCTCAATTATCTTTGGAGTAGATGTAGCAAGAGTTACTAGATTATCTTCTGTGATCTGAGAGTCAGCTACAAGAACTGCATAATCAATTCCTTCTACACCTACGATTGTTGTCATAGACCAAGGCTACCAGCAACGGCGTGTCGTAGGTCACGCGACACCTGCATAGAGTTATCATATTGTATGCGAATCCGCCTACCCAGACTGTCCTTACCTAAGCTCTGGAGTGGCATTCCTAAGCCCTTTGGGACCGATTTGCGGGGTTTAGGACCTATTCACGTATGTACCTGTGGCTCCCAGGTCTTTCAGGTTATGGCAAGCTTTGAGGATTCCGAGATAGTCTGGTGGTTCCTTGATGGAACCTGCGTTAGTTGTGGAAATCTGGTTACAGTTCCCTGCCCTGCCGATAAAATGGCATAAAAAAAGAAGCCCACTCCCCGTAGGGAGTGAGCCTCTTCGCCTCGCAGTTACTTCTTACTTGGCCCCGCGACCAAAGTCTGTAGCTGATGAGTCTAACCACTTGAGTACTGGACCTGCTGCACCTGATAGTGCTGCAAGACCCAATGTCTTAAGGTCAGTCTCGCCAACAAGGTAAAGTGCTACCGCAGCAGATGCTGCAGCACGAAACCAAGATAGTGCGATTTGTTTGAATTGTTCCATTACGGACTCCTTTGCTTTTACTTTGCACCGTGCAACTTGCAACAGGTACAAACCTCTTCCTTTGCCAACTTCTTTGTTGGCGCAGGTATTGCTTTGGCTTTAATCTGATTGATGATCTTTGGTTGATTCATCCACCAGAACCAAGGGCTAGTGTCATTGCCCATATCGTCATTGATTGATATATGTAAATGCTTATTGTGTGGGTTGCTACCCGTATAATCTCTATTGCCCTGCTTAGCCTTTTCTGCAGACCAGATCTTTCCCTTGAATATCAGGTACTTAACTCGCTTATCTTCTTTCAACTTCTCAAAGATATCAATGCAATCAATCCCATTCTTAGGATCATCCGTTAGGTCTACTGCATAACCTGTGTTGTGGTCTGAGTTAGGACTCTGTTGGATGTGTGCTGCTGATGGTAGCAACCCATCTGAGGCTTTCTTCCGAGAAGGTGATATCGCTGTGGCTTGTCGAAGGACAGCAATAGCGGCAGGCGTGGCTTTCTTTACAACAGGTTTCATCTTGATTCATCATCCTTCTTCTTACTCTTGAGTCCATTGGCAGATACAATTCCAGCTAGAGTTCCAGTAAGGAACACGGTCAGGGTAGAAACTAAATCAATAAAGGCTGCATCATTAGGCGCTTGCTTCATTGGTTGAGTTACAAAAACTAAAGCCCAGAGTAATGAGAACACTGAGCCAGCAAATACGATTGCTAAGATGATGCCAATGCTGACAATCAATCTAGCGTGGAGTTCTTCAGGTGTATATCTTTCAGGGCGTTTCATCAAATACCTCTGGTAGTAGATCAATAGTGCAGTTGCCTGTTACCTCGCATTGTGGAGGATTGCACTCAGGCTTTTCCCAGTTCTCAAACTCCTGACAAGGGTATCTAACCCAGCCTTGGTAACCGCAACCGCTAAGAGTTATTGCGAGAAAGAAGGATGCGATAAATCTCTTCAACCTGTCGCTCCAATCTTGTAACCGAATCCTTTAATGAGCTGCCAGAGTTGGGCTTAAGTTCATTGAGGTAGTGCTTTACCATCCAGCGCACTGCTGCAGCAAAGCCACCTACTATTGTCATCACTGCAACAGCTATTGTTGCGTAGTCTTGTGCCTGCATTAGACCGTCCTAATGGTTACTAAGAGTGTTCCTCCATAGCCAGAGAATCGCTTATCTGATGGAGTAGCATTTCTAAAATCAAGCTCTTCGATCAGTCCAATGTAGGACTCACCAGTTCTAAAGTCTTCAACACGGATGGTGTCACCAATGTTTTCAATAGATTCCAACTGAGTCATACGGTCATAGGCAGAACCTTCAAAGCCAACCTCAACACCGAAGTGATCTGATTCGTGGTCAAAGCAAGACAGTGGATACTGGATTAATCGCTGACGTGGGATAGCAGGCAAAGCCTTGACTTGGTAGCCAGTAAACAGTGGACCCTTAGAGCTATCAGTAGATGAACGAGTCAGTGTGAACTGGAAGCCTAGGTATTCTTGAGATGCTTGTGGGTAGTTAATGTTAATCTCTGGAACTATTGACTCTTGTGCAAAGGTACCAATGCGATAGAAGTTATCAGCATAATCAATAGAGTCAATGTTAAGACCACCATTGGTGGTATCAATACGAGCCTGCATCAACTTAAAGATCTTAAGTTCTAATGTGTTGTAGCGAATGTATCCTGTGCGTAGGTAGCCGCTTGGTACTAGCGTGGTTGTAGATTCTGCCCAAGTATTATTGCCATTGGTAAATGCTGCTCTGTCTGAGTTGCCAAAGAAGGCTACCTGAGATGCAGTGGTAGTAGTACCAGTTGCAACTAAGTCCCAAGCCCAAGGGAAAAACAGGCTACCTGCTAGAACGTTAGTGCCTAGATCTACTCGTACTAATCCTGCCTCGCCATCAATCTTGCTTGCGATGTATGCAAAACTGTCACGGAAAGCAATAGCTGTACAAGGTGCATCCTTGAAAAGCAATGGTCCATATTGGACATCTCCAGTAGCATCAGAGATACCTACTCTAAATCCTAAGTTTGTAGCAAGGATTGCATAGGCACCTAGGTATACATCAAAGTCATTGATGCGTTCACCCTCTGGCATATCAATAATTACTGTAGGCACACTCAGAGTTGGGAAGCCCAAGGAGTTAGGAACTGCTGCATCTAAAGTAATCTTAAAGACTGCAGATGATGAACCGTTAGGTGCATAGCCTGAGACATAGATAGCCTGTGGACCTTCTGCAATAGATGACCAGACCCAGTTAGGATTAGGGTGTGTATACAAAGCAGTAGGTAGAGCTGCAGCACCTGTAGCGTTAGCGTTTAATTCATACAAAACATTTTCTTTAGCCAGGATAAGGCGTTGCTTAACAAAGCGAATAGTTGCCCTTGTTGTAGCCGCTGCTGCATAGATCTCAGCATCGGCAGGAGATGCACCTACTGAACCCTTATGAACGTGTGTGCCATTGATAAAGTAATAGTTAGAGCCATCAGTTGTAAGGCTAAAGATAGTCGAAGCTGTACCAGCCTGAGAGATAGTTGTTGGCGAACCAGCAGATGGAATCTTCTTAAGAGCAGTTCCATCTGTCACAAAGATGCAGTCATTGGTTCCATCATTGACACCGATCAACTGAGCAGGTGCAGCACCTGCATAGAAACTGGCTGTGTCATAGAGCAGGGTAGCCTGTCCTCTAGTCCAGACATCTAAGCCTTTAGACTCTGTGTACTGGAAGCGTAGCGACTCTTCTTGCTGTGGTTCAAAGAACTTAATACCAGCGCCAAGGTGAAAGGATGATTGGCTGCGTAGCCACCAACCAGTCAGGGTCTGTTCTCCAGCCTCACGTGTCTGGTCAATCTGTTGCTTACGATACTGAGCCGTTACACGGCGATAGGGTGCATCATCAGAGTTAAAAAGAAAGAACGGTAAACCAGCAACAGCGACATCGTAGGCTTCGCCGGTAGCTGCATAAGTGGCAGAGCCAGAAGGATTGGATAGTACATACGGTATTCCCTCGGTAATATCATCGCCGTATGGCATCTATTCTCCTTATTCTAAAAGGTTGACTAACGATCTAGTTCGACCTTGTGCTAACTGGGTATAAATCTGGGTTGTAGCCACACTTGTGTGGCGCATAAGTTCTTTAACTGCAATCAAATCTCCGCCTGATTTCTCAAGCATTGTGGTTGCAAAGTAATGGCGAAGACTATGAAAATGCTTAGCATCAGGACCTAAGATGCGACGCATCTCTTTGGCTGCCCTTGCTGAGAACTTGTTAGCAGTGACCTGCCATAGCCTGTCTAATGTCTTATAGGACATAATCATCTCAGCTACCTTGGGTGCTATTGGGACTATTAGGTCAGTCCCACCTTTGCCCTGCACCCGTAGGCTGTAGCCTTCATCGTGCTCTATTAGGTCTGAGCCTTTAATCTTGGCTGCTTCCATAGCACGAAGGCCAACCATTCCACCTAGTACAAACCAGTCGTGGTAAAGAGGCTTCGCCTCTGCTAGTAGTTTGGCATACTCAGCCTTAGTAACAGGCTTAGGCACACCACGCCCTGGTTTGACCTGTGGCAGTTCATCTGCTGGGTTGTTACCATTGACTAGGTTCATCTTGTTGAGAGCCTTGTAGAGGCTCCTGTAGCGGGCTACATAGGTAGCCCTAGTGGACTGCTTAGTTACCCGTAGGATGACCTTCTCGACCTGCTCATAGGTAGCCTCAGCAGGGTGTGAACCCAAGCTCAGGATCAAGCGCCAGTCGTTCTTGAACAGTTGCTCAGAGAACCCACTGGTCTTGTACCTATTGTGAAGCTGCTCTTTGATCTGCTCTAAGGGTATAAGTTCCATAGGTAGACCATAGCACTAAAGCTACACGTTCGGTGTGGATTGTTCCGCCTGCGCCTGTTGCTCGTCATAGGTCGCCTTTGGCATACAGGTAAAAGACCCATCACCATTGTCAATTTCAATGTGAAGTTCTCCTAATGAATCTGTAATTTCTCTAGTGTTTGTCATAGTTCGGCTGTTACTCCAATGTATGCAGTTGCTGAGTTATTCTTTTGTAAGTATTGGACTGCTCCAGCAGTAATCGTTGAGGTATTAGTTCCATCAAGATAAACGAAGTTAGCAGATGTCTGACTTCCCAGTGTCAAGGCAGTCAAAGCTTGCGCTCCACCATAACCATAAGTACGAAGAGTGCTGATTGTTGGATAATCAACGGCAGTCGGTGC